AGCAATCCAGCTTCCTGCAACTGTGAAGAGGCGTATTGGTAATTCGCGACGGTTGGTGCCAGCCCCTTCTTAAACATCCAATCCGTCAGTATCACCCTATTGTCCGCGCAGTCGTGATACGCTGGCGTGGCATAGGCGAAGTCCGCGTACTGTTCGACAGCACGTTGCTGGACTTCGAAAACTTGTTGCTGCTGGAGAAACTCCCGCAACTGCGCGGGTTTCACCCCGATCGCGGTCTCGATCAAGAGATCGCGCGCGGTCACCATCTTCTCCGGGTCATTCAGATCCTTGGAGAGGGCGAACGCCTCGTCGGGCGTCAGATCGCGGCCCTTAAACTCGAGGACAGGTTTCATCTTTTCCTGGGCGACAGGGATCTCATCGTCAATACCCAGGCGACGCTTGCGTCCTTCTTCCCGCAGTTTGCGGATCAGGAGGACGTTCTGCTCGGTTAGTTTCGTGGCCAATTCGTCCGGCGTCGTGTACAAAATAACTTGCTTGCCGCCGAGGGCGCGACCATGTTCGTCCGTCGGCTGATACTCGTGCCGATGGACTGGTGCGGATACGGGCGCAAGTTCGGGTGTTCCAGTAGTCTCTGACATACTCCTCCTTTATGTTTCTTACTCAAACTCGGACATATACGGCGGCTGTTCCGGGTTGGCCATTGTGCCGATACCTAAGGACTTCGCTTCCTGCATACCGCGGGCTTCTTCTAGTCGCCGGGTCACGCCCGCGAAGACCATTGCCGCTGCCTTGGCTACCCGAAACCGCTCTAGCACCGTGTCGGGCTTATCCTCCGGCGTATTCATCAGGCGAACGGTGAGTAGCCGAATTTCCTGCTCGATCACGCGCTTGATGATCTTCCATCCGTCTTGCTGGATGTATGCGGTGACAATAGCCCGCTCAGTCTCGTCCATCTCAAAGTGGGCCGCGATGTCGTGCTCGGGCGGTATGATCATTCACTCCTCCTGTCGCTCGTGTTACTGGACTTGTTGTTTGCGCACCCAATTAGCCATCTCAGATGCAAACTTGTAAAAGTCGGCTTGAGACATCTTCATAGACGACCCTTCACCGCAGCGTCCGTCGGGTTGTGCCTCTGGACGAACCAGGATTTCCACTTCTTGGTTGTCAACAAGGTTGACAGAGATGAAAGAAGGGTAATAACTGCCAGAAGTCGTATATGCAGAAATGTTTTCTCTCATATTAAGCAACCGTTGGAAGCGTGCCTTGAAGACCGCCCGCGGACGGCACACCTTCAACTGCCTCGCTCATACCGCTGGCTTTTGCCGCCTCGCGCGTGATATCCCGCTTGATGCGGTTGTCACTGGCTTGGTCTTCAAGTTGCTGCTTCTGGGCGAACTTCTGTTGATCGCCCTGCTGCTTGGCTTGAACCATCTGCGCTTGCAATGCCGCCTTGGAGTTAGCCTTGCGTTCGGCCTTCTCGTCGGGCGTCATGTCGACGACGATGTCGTTCTTGTTCTTCCACTCGCTGGCTTCCAACCACATGGCGATGATCGGTTCCATCTTGATCTTTTTGCCATCCTGCGCCAGGAGTTCTTGCAGGTTTTGATTCTCGAGAATCTGAGTCAGCATGACCATGCTCTGCGCCATCGTGCGCTTTGCAGCGAGCGACGACCCGGCGAGCACTTCGTATTCGATCTGAGCGTCGTGATACTCCTGCAGTTTGAATGTCTTCAGGAAGTCCTGACCCATCTCCTTACCGAGTAAGTGAAGGACGGCGGCATCGCTCATAATGTTGAAGGTGAGGTAATCGAGCACGCCCAAGAACGGCTTGAAGACCTGTTCGATGAAGTTATCCAGAGGTCCGTCAAGACGAGTCGCGCTTGCTCCAGCCAGGATATTCGCGCCGCCTGCGGTACGACCCATGCTGGAGCGTGGTCCCGCGGACGAACCTTGAACGAGTTGTGCGTCGGCCCCAGAGGAACTCTCCGTAGCCTGTTCGCTTTCTTTCAGGGCTGACCACACGTCACTCGGAACCTTCGGCGTTTCCAGCAGGCCATAAGATTTCTCGATGTCAGTCACCGAAAGGATCTTGCCCAGTCCGGTTCGGATCATCTGCGTCGGCGCGTTTTCATCGCGCGCACGCAGGTAGATCGGATTGACACCGAACGAGAGGATCTTCAGGATCGCGTTAATGGTGCCCTGGTCGACACGCTGGTTCTGTCCAACGATCAAGCCGAGACCCATACCGTAAAATGCTTTTGGCCGATTCCACCAGTTCGCACTCAGGAACGGAATCTTTTTGAATTCGTTCTTGCCCTCGAAAATGACGTACTTGCGATTGAGAACGAGGACCTTGCGCTCATTGTCCCAATACTCGAGGACTTCTAGTTTCTTGCGCAGCGGGTCGGGGCTATTCTGGATGTTGATCTCTTCTGCGTGATGAACTGCGCCTTTCACGTACATCGCCTGATCCGCGACCAGGGGAGGCGCGGTGTTGGGCTGATTCCATAGAGCCTTGATCACGCCGTCGGCCCAGAAGTTCCAACCCGTGACGTTCTCGTCGTTTGCGCCCTGCTTCTTGGCCGCTTCCACGGCCTTCTTCATATCGCTGAATTCGTACCAGTCCCAATCGCGGACGTCGATAACCCACTTCGCTTTGCGGATGTCACTCACGCTCAATTGCGTGTCGACGAAAACTTTGTCCAACGGACGCCACTCAAACGTCGGTAGCGGCATGACCTTGCTCGTCTCGACGATACTCGGTGCCTCGTCGGTCGGATAGACGGAGGGGTTGGCGGTACCGTCGGCGTTGCTGCTGTCAACGGCGGTAGTGGTCGCCTTCCGACGGCGGGTGATGACTGGCTTCCAGTCATAGCCCCACTTGAAAATACCTGTGCCCAGATGCGCCATCTGCTCCAATCCCCACTTCACTTGGGTCTTGAAGTTGCACTCATCGAGCAAAAACGAAAAGATCGCAGTCTTGGCGTCGACAACCGTCTGCGATGTGCCCGGGCGCGGGCGCATGAGCATCGGTGGATCGTCGTAGAACAGACCTTTGTACAACTGCGGAACAACTGCGTTGCAAACCTTGGCGACGGTGAACCGCTGCACGTTCGGCGTAATGACGTACGTGTTCTCGTACACATCCATCGGGCGGGGCGATTGGTACAGAAGATCTGCATCGCGCCATAGCAACGCCCACTGCTTCGCTTGAATGAACTTCTCGGACTCCTGAGCGGACTGCACGACCAAGGCCAGATTGCTCTGCTTGGTGATCATTAAGCCGTCTTTGTCAGAACTGGCTGCGGTGATCATCGCAAACGGATTGCCGTCTGGGGCCGGGGGAGCGGGAAGGGCAGCGGGTGTAGGTTCTTGCAGTTCAACTTCCGACATTGTTCAGCCTTCCTCACTGAAAGAGATCAGACAGAGGGTCATAGTAACCGCCCTCCTTAACTGACTCTGCGATCTGGTTCGGGCTAGCGTCTGGAAACTCCAGGGCCACGTCCTGCTGCTTCAACTTGGAGAACTTACCGAGGCAGTGAACCGCGTCGTAGTAATTCTTTAACTTAGCGTCCGGCACGTAGGACGTGCTCGCTGCCGTCTGCTGGCCTTCGATGTCGGCGTACCCGGAGTATTGATTGACCAGAATGGCGAGCGCGTCGACGATGTCGTCGTGTGCGCCCGAGGCCGTTCCGAACTTTTCTAACTCTGTGTAAATCTCTTCGAGGCCGGGGCAGATGTTGACGAACTTGAATCGGTCCATGCCGAGGTACCGCAGAAGCGGCCCCGCCTTTTTCTGCTTCGAATTGATTTTCTTGTCGCCCTTACCGAGCGGCACCAACTCGATCGGAATCCGGATCTTCAGTTTTTCCATCTCGCGATAAACTTCGCGTTGGATGTACTTGATCGCACCAGTCTCCTCGATCGAGATGCGCTTAGGCTTCCACTTAAGCCCCGCTGCGGCGACCATAGCCGGGAGTTCATACTCGTTGAACCGCCCGCGATTCATGTCTATTACGTAGAATCGCCCGCCGTAAATCAGGGCCGTGATGATGACCGTGAAGTCTGCCCAGTTCTTGGTGGAGTACGCGGTGTCAACCACGGTGACGACCATACCCGTGTCCGGCAGATTGTTCCCGTTGATCGTGTGTCGAATGAGCAGGCTGCGCGGGAACTTTATTACGTTCATCTGCAGCGGGTCGTTTAGGTACTTGATCGCGAAATAGGGGTCGCTCTTTTTCTTGACCCGAAGGAACTCATATGTGAGTTGACCCGGCTCATTAAACCAGAGCACCCAATCCTGTTCGGTCGCCTCTTCTTCGATCTTGCCCGCGGCAACCGCGTCGGCATTTAACCACCAGCAGGGGCGGATGTAAATCTTCATTGGGAAGACGTCGCCTTCTGCCTCAAACTTCATTTTGTTCTTGATGTCCTCGCCGTACGTGTCGGAACCGTCGTACCACGTTCCGATCTTGTCGTAGAACCCGCCCGGGTTCAACATGG